TTTTCTGATTCTACAATACAAAATGATATGAAACATTATTCATTTAATGTTATTGGCGATAGTGACGATAAACCTATTATTGTTTTGGAAGATGGAACTAAATATTACCCTGAACAAATTTCAGCAATGGTTTTGAGTGAAATGAAGAAAACCGCTGAAAGTTATTTGGGACATGAAGTTTCTAAGGCAGTTGTTACTGTGCCTGCTTATTTTAATGATTCACAGCGTCAGTCAACGAAGGATGCGTGTCGTATCGCAGGGTTGGACGTGTTGCGCATTATTAACGAACCTACTGCAGCAGCACTTGCTTATGGATTAGATAAAAAATTTGACGGTGAGCGCAATGTCCTAATTTTTGATTTGGGTGGCGGAACCTTTGATGTTAGTTTACTCACAATCGATGATGGAATGTTTGAGGTTAAAGCAACCGCAGGGGATACACATCTAGGCGGAGAAGATTTTGATTCTCGTATGTTAACTCATTTTATTGAGGAATTTAAGAGAAAAGAAAAGTTGGATATTCGCAGTAATGCTCGTGCAATTCGTCGTTTGAGAACTGCGTGTGAAAAAGCAAAGCGAACTCTCAGTTCTTCCAGCAGTGCATCAATCGAAATTGATTCTTTGTTTGATGGAAAAGATTTTTATTCGTCTATTACTCGTGCGCGGTTTGAAGAATTGTGTGGTGATTTATTTCGTGGTTGTATTGAACCTGTTGAAAAAGTATTACGTGATTCTAAAATGGATAAAGGCGATATACATGATATTGTTATGGTAGGCGGATCTACTCGCATACCCAAGGTGCAAAAAATGTTGTCTGACTTTTTTAATGGAAAAGAATTGTGTAAATCAATAAATCAAGATGAAGCAGTTGCTTATGGTGCTGCGGTTCAAGCAGCAATTCTCACCGGTGATAAATCTGAGTCAATTAATCAAATTTTACTTGTAGATGTCATCCCTCTTTCTATTGGAATTGAAACCGGTGGTAATGTGATGACTGTAATGATTCCACGCAATACTTCAATACCAACAAAGAAATCTCAGACATTTAGTACTTATGCTGATAATCAACCGGCAGCAACTATTCGTGTATTTGAAGGCGAGCGTTCTTTTACAAAGGATTGTAATATTCTTGGTCAATTTGAATTGGGTGGTATTCCGCCTGCTCCACGAGGCGTTCCACAACTTGAAGTGACATATGATATAGATGCGAATGGCATTCTAAATGTTTCTGCGTGTGAAAAATCGTGTGGAAAAAAAGAAAATATTGTTATTACGAATGACAAGGGTCGTTTGTCAAAAGAACAAATCGAAAAAATGATTCAAGACGCAGACCGACTAAAAGAAGAAGATGAAAAAAATATGAAACGCATTGAGGTAAAGAATAAATTAGAATCATATATTTATAATTGGCGCAATCAAATGGATAATAAGGAAGTAAGTAAAAATTTAGGAAATTCAGATGTAGAAATTGTCCGTAATTGTGTAAAAGTAACACAAGAATGGATTGATAATAATACTTATGCAACAATTGAAGATTTTGAAAGTAAAATAAAGGAATGTGAAACATTATTAAATCCTATTTCTACAAAGATGTATGCTGGTGAAGAAAACACTCCAAATATGGGAAAAAATGTTGAACCGATTCATACCGAAGATATTGAAGAAGTCGATTAGTAAAATTACAATTAAATAATGTTTGATTTGATTTTTATTTAAAAATAAAAATCAAACATTATTATATAAAAATAAAATCAAACATTATTTAATTATGGATGTTTCTTCTTTTTTTAAATATACAAACACTCGTGTAGACCAATTAAAAAAAGAAGCAATAATTGATAATAAATTAAATGATATTTGCTATAAAAAATGTCCGGATATTTTATCATTATATTTATTATCAAATTATTTTTAATATATTAATAATATAGAATTATTAATGGATTATAATTATTTAAAACAAATTATTAATAAAAAAACCATTAATCCGACAATTATTAATACAAAAAGTAATTTTGTTGTATCAACATATTGGTGGGGACGCGGCAATTTTAATCAAAATACAGCACGACCATGTATTCTTTTTTATGAAAAAATTTTTTCATTAATTCAAAATTTATGTGTAGAATATTTGACAGATATAAAAGAAAGTACGTTTTATAAAGCATCTACTAATTTAGAAACATTTATTGAATCTGTTGATGAATTTAATAAAATAATAGAAAATAGAGCAAATGCCTATAATGGTATGATATTTGAAGATTTAGGAATTGAACATAAAGATGAAGAAAGATATAAAAAAGCAAAAATAATTTTAGAAAAAAAAACGAATAATAAATCACCGGAAGATTTCAAATATAAAAATAAAGAAGAGGTAATTACATTTCTTAAAGTTTTAATAAAAGAATTTATATCTTCATCAAAATCAAATATTATTAATTTAGCAAAATTGTATAGACATCTAAACATGCTGAAAGATGCGTATTTAAAAAATACGTATAATGACTCAATTACCCTAAAAAAAGAAATTAATAAAATTAATATGTCATTAAAAAAAGAAAGTGAGGTTATTAAAGCAAACCTAAAATTAAAAAAAAATTATGATACTCCTCAATTAGAAAAATATCGCGAATTGTCGTTATATGATATTATGCACAAGGAATTAAGATATTTAAGTCCAATTAAATATGATGATATGATTACCTTATGGGAAAATGCGTGTAAAAAAACAAAATGTAATTATATGGCAATTGAATATCCTGAATTCGCAAAACCAGGCGGATATCAGTTAGCGATTAACGCCAAACCTCTATTTATACAAAAAGCATTAGATTCTGTTGGAAAAACACGTTCAGTCTTATACATTGATGGTGATATGTTTATTCGTAAATATCCTAAAATTTTTGATTTCGCCGATATAGATTTTATGGGTCGTGGGTGGAATATGGATCCCAGAGCAAGTTCAATGATGAATGAAAGCATTACATATGATCCTTATACATTTGAAACATCTGGCGGTACTATGTGGTTTTCCCAAACAAATGAAGCAAAAAATCTTATTAACTATTGGGTTAATATTTCAAGTGATCCTGCACAAGCAGGAAAAGCGGATGACCGTTTATTATCACTTATTTTTAATACAAGTCAATTACTTTGTGGTATGAAAATTATTCAATTACCAATAGAATATTTATGGTTGACTCTAGATTATAACGAAGTAATGTTAGAAACACTATATGATTACGATAAACCTTTAATGGAAAAAACTATTTTTATTGAACATTCCGAATGTTTAACAAGCGAAGATACCGCAGAAAGCGGCGGTGCATCAAGCGATAGAACTCCAGATAATTATAAAATTTTAGAATTAAATATAGACCCTGTATCTGAGCAGTTTCATGAATATATGATGTTTCCTTCATCTGAAATGGTAAAAACATTAAGACCTTATCTCGATTACATGAATAGTGCTCAATACTTTAATGATGGAAACCCTATATTAGTAAAAAAAGGATTTGTAAATCCATTAAAACCAGAAGATAATGAACAACCATTATATATTACACCATATAAAGCAAAATATGGAAATACAAAATATTTTATGGATGATTCATTAACTTGGAATGATGTAGCAAAAATAACCGATAATAAAGCAAATAGTATCAATACAAATGAATTAAATTTAGGATATAATAAAAATAATAATATGGTTGAAATAAATGATTTATCTATGTTTATAAAAGATGATAAAACAAAAACATTGGATAAAACAAAAATAATTTCCTTGATTATTAAATTATTAAAGGATAATAAAAATGTCGTATATAATCCAAAGGGTCTACCTGGATATAAAAAGGAACAATATGGATTACTACATAAATTATTAAAAAAATCAAATAATTCATTAGAATTTATATTTACACCACACTTTGATTATGATTATGAATCCTCTAATTTTTTTTATAAACCAAAATTCCTATTGAATCAACCTATATTTTTTAAACCATGCGATATTTTGATTAAATTTTTATCAATGTTTATTTCATTAGATGATTTCTCGAGTTATTTAAATTATGGGTCATATGAATTTATATCAAGAGTTCGCGTGGGATATAATATTGATACTAATGATAATACAAGTTCTAATATGAAAGGAGGAGAATCTAAACACATTTCTAATTATGAATATGGATTAAATCTTTTATATAAAGACAATTATCCAGACAAACCTACCAACAGAAGTAAAAAAGTACTTCGTCGTCATAAAAAAAAAACAAGAAGAATAACAAAATATTAATTTAATTTTTAATTTTTATTTTGTTATTTTTTATTTTGTTGTTCTTCTTGTTTTTTATTTTTTATTTTTTAACTAAAACCAATAATCATTCTGAGATGGTTCTACCCAGTATATATCCAAAAGATTTTCTAGAATACATACGTTCTTATCATCATATCTATCTTCCCTTGTTAAAATACGCAATTTATTATTTGCTTTGTAAATTTTATTATTTTGACTCTTCAACTTTTTCTTTGCTGCCGTTTTCTTAATTTTTTGTTTATACGGTTCCTTACCCTTAATTGAGTTCTTGCCAGAACTGTTAATCTGTTTTGATTTGTTTTTATGATTAAAATAATGAACAGTATCAAAATCCATATTCATTTGATTGAAACATTCATCTTCTAAGAATTGTTCTTTTTCTATTTCTTCTTGCTCTTTTTTGGATTGTATTTGTCGTGTAAATCCAGTAAATAAGAACGAGACTATGTAGTTTGAAATAATTGGCGAGATCATGATGAATCTTTTGTTTTCTTGATTGGGGTTAATGGTACATAATATTGTATTAAAAATATTTCAATTTTTAGAATAATAATTAATAAATAATTCATCACAAAAAATTATTTATTACTTTAATTATTAAAATACTAATCATCTACTTAAATCTAGGATTCCAAAATTTATAATTATTATCACTTACAAATTTTTCAACATATTTATCGTTTATATCAGACTTAAAATCAGAATGTTTAAAATCAGAATGTTCAAAATCAATAATCCAAATTTTATTATCATATTCAATAAAATTATAACCAGTAATATCAGGATATACAATATTATTATCCCATAGTAATTTTATTATTTTCTTTATTTTACCGAATAGGTCATCGCTAATATCTTCTTCATTTTCCCCATACGAATCGGAAACACACATATAATTTATTTTTTCCATTACCAGTATATTCGTTTCTCTATTATAATCAATAATTTTTGGCGCGTATACAATACCTAATTCAGAAATATGTTTATGCATTTCATATTCTTTCGCCGAAACATTGTGTTTAATGAAATGCTGCATATCACAAGAGGTTTTATCATTTGAAGTATAATGAGTAGTAATCATTATAATAAGTATATGTTGTATATCTTAATCCATATTTTATAATTCAATTTTTAAAAATAATAGATATTAGTTATTTACATACTTAAAGAAACTGTCATGAATTCTCTTCCAAACTATTCTATAAAATCGATTTTGGACATTTATAAATGTCCAATTTTGATTTTTGAAGAATAGAATAAACCTAAAAAAAGTGAAAAAAGTGATTGTTATCATAATGGGGTGTTTTTAGTTTTTAAATAAAATTGTTGTTATGATAACTTTTTTCATAAAATTATAAAATATTAATTAAAAGGATTTAGGCGTTTTTTTTATATTCTATTAGAATATAAATGGATATAAAAAAACGCCAAAAAAACGCCGATTTTTTCCTTTGTGAAATATGCAAGTTTACATGTAGTAAACAAAGCGAATGGTTAAGACATACAACGAGACCTAAACATAAAAATAATATAAATGATATTAAAAAAACGCCTAAAAACGCATATAGTTGTGGTGATTGTGGTAAAATATATAAATTTTATTCCGGTTTATGGAAGCATAAACAGTTATGTAATCATAAACAGTTATGTAATCATAATTTAAATAATATTATTATAACTGATGAGATTAAGATATGTGAAAAAAATATTTTATCTAATTCAGATGATAAAATTAACTTAATTACAAATTTAATAATTGAAGTTGTAAAAAATAATAAAGAACTACAAAAACAAACACAGGAATTTCAAGAAAAAATGTTAGATGTTTGTAAAAATACAAATCATATAAGCAACTCAAATAATACTATGAATAATTCAAATAATAAAACATTCAACCTTCAAGTTTTTCTGAATGAACAATGTAAAGATGCCCTGAATTTATCCGATTTTATTGAATCAATTCAACTGAATTTATCAGATTTAGAAAATATGGAGAAATTAGGATATACTGATTGTATGTTTAATAACATATTTGGCAATATGAATATTCTAGACATTTGTTCCCGCCCCTTTCATTGTAGTGACCTGAAAAGGGAAATCATGTACATTAAAGATAATGACATATGGGAAAAAGAGGATGCTGAACACAGTAAATTAAAAAATGCAATTCGGTCCATTGAAAAGAAAAATTTCAAATTGCTGAATGAATGGACCAATAAACATCCCACATTCAAAGATTATGATTCGCCATATAATGATAAATATTTAAAGATTGTCGGTCAAACCATGAGTGGAGATAAGGAACATATGATCAAAGTCATAAGGAAACTAGCAAAGAACTCTGTTATTGATAAAAATAGTTTATAATATTTATATAAAAATTATATAACTATTAATTTATTTTATTATATTATAAAATTTATAAATTAAATTAATAGATATTAGTGATTTACCTATTTAAAGAAACTGTCATGAATTCTCTTCCAAACTATTCTATAAAATCGATTTTGGACATTTATAAATGTCCAATTTTCATTTTTGAAGAATAGAATAAACCTAAAAAAAGTGAAAAAAGTGATTGAGACCATAATGGTGTGTTTTTAGATTTTCAATAAAATTCTTGTTATGATAACTTTTTTCATAAAATTATAAAATATTAATTAAAAGGATTTAGGCGAGTTTTTATGTTACATAATATTATAGAAATGTTACATAAAAACTCGCCAAACTCGCCATTATCCGTATATTGTGAATATTGCGATTATACATGTGTTAAAAATAGCGATATGAACAAACATTTATCTACCTATAAACATAAATGTAACAAAAACGGTAACATATGTAACATAAAACTCGCCAAAAATGAATTTATATGCAATATATGTAATAAAATATATAAATCAAGGGTTGGATTATGGAGACATAATAAAATATGTATTATGAATAATGATACGTTCCAATCAATTAATGAAAATGATGGTGATAATCAAAAAACTGATCAAAAAGAAAATGAAATTAATAGGTTAACAACTCTTATGATAGAATTAATTAAAAGTAATTCTGAATTACAAAAACAAATGATTGAAACGACAAATCATACAAATCATATAAGCAATTCAAATAATACTATGAATAATTCAAATAACAAAACATTTAATCTTCAAGTTTTTTTGAATGAACACTGCAAAGATGCTATGAATTTAACAGATTTTATTGAATCAATTCAACTGAATTTAACCGATTTGGAAAATATGGAAAAATTGGGATATACTGATTGTATGTTTAATAACATATTCGGTAATATGAATATTCTAGAGATTTGTGCCCGTCCCTTTCATTGTAGTGACCTGAAAAGGGAAATCATGTACATTAAAGATAATGACATATGGGAAAAAGAGGATGCTGAACATAGTAAATTAAAAAATGCCATCAGGACAATTGAAAAGAAAAATTTCAAATTGCTGAATGAATGGACAAATAAACATCCCACCTTTAAGGATTACGATTCGCCATATAATGATAAATATTTAAAGATTGTCGGGCAAACCATGAGTGGAGATAAGGAACATATGATTAAAGTCATCAGGAAACTGGCAAAGAACTGTGTTATTGATAAAAATAGTTTATAATTTAACTTATAGAAATATTACTTGTTATTTTTAGTATATTTCTTTTCACATTTTGCGTTTGAAGAAATCTCATAAAAAAATTATCTAAAATTGCAATGTTGTTCATATAAGTTCTATATTTAAAACTACATATACTAGCATTATCGCTAAATTTAATACTATACCACCAAAAAGCAGGAATAAATAAAACATATCCTTTTTTAATAATTATTTCTAAACATTTTATTTTACTAAAATCAGTTTTATACTGAGATTGTACGTCCCACGGATTTACAGGAGACTTAAATTCCATATTTTCAAAGTCTTTAATTGTATATAAATAACGACTACTGTTAGGTGGCGATAACTTTACTTTTATTTCTCCTTCGGTTACCAAAAAATAATTGCGATAATTTAATTCATACCGAAATGGGGAACATGTATCATTTCCTGATATTATATAGTCATACATACAATTTGATACCATATAAGGTCGTAAAAAACTATCATTATATTTGTATGTTTTTATTAATCCGGTTTCTTCTAAAAAATCATAATTATTTTCTACTAAAAATTTATTATCCGTATCATTTTCAATTACTTTAATTGTGCTACTAAATGGTAAAGGTAAATACAACTCATCATCTTTATTCGTTTTAGGATTAGTAATAATACTTTTTATATTTCTGATTTTAACATCAAAAACACCATAGGTATCTAATATATTATTACGTGTGAATATTTCTAGCAATTGTTCGTTTTCTAGATTCATTAAGACTGGTTGTTTTAAATCACAAATTTCTTCAAATTTATCTTTTGATGGTTTATCAATTTCGTAAATTTCTAAATCATTACTTGTTTTTAAATGAAAGTAAATATGTATATATAAAAACATAATAATACAAAAAATAAAAATTACATTAATTATATTCATTTACTTATGTTAAATTTATTATAATACTTTTTTTAGATAATAATATTTATGTTATTTTACTTATTAATATTTTTATATAAATAAAATTAATTTATTCATCGTCGTCGACAATTTTTGGAGCAAGATGAAAGTTAGCAAAACTATTATCTCCTAACTCGTATTTCATATGCATAGGCATAGTATCACTAAATCCCATATAAAGTTCATTTGACAATTTACCAAAATTACACATGATATTAATGTAGCGCAAACTATAAGATTGTTTAAGTGTCACTCCTTCAGCAGTTACATATTCTTTTACATCTTCTAATTTAATTTCAGTTCTCATTTTTCCTTCACTTCCAGATGCGGTTAATCCAATAACATCTTCATTAAATGTAATAGTCAGTAAATCATCAAAAATCATGAATTGATTTATCATTTCACAAAAAGTTTTAGTTATCATAGTTAAATCAACTAATGTATCAACCAATTTTATATCCAATAATTCTACGTCTAAATTAATAAGTGATAGTTCAAAATATTTATTAAATTGTCCACCGGTTCCATTAACAAAATTAATGGATACAATATCTTCATTTTCATCATCAAAAATAAGTTGAATTGATTGAGTTTCTTGTCGTGCGTTTAAAACTTTATGAAATAAACTTAAATTAATTCCAATAGATTTGGGGATTCCAACCGAATAAGAATCTTCATCATTCCCAAACCATTCTTTGGTAATGCTACAATCAAATAGACAACAATGACTATCATCAAGACACTGAATATAAATTCCAGTTGGTTTCAAATTTAATAAGATATTTGTTGTAAATTGTTTAAGATGTTGAATTATTGCTGTAAATTTAATTGCTTTTTTTGATTCAGAAATAATAAAAGACATTCTTTATTATTTATAAATATACTTGTTCTCGTAATTATAATAGATTTATTTAATTAAATATTTATATCAATTTTTAATTAAATTATTATTTCTCCTCCTCCTTCTCACCCTCCTTCTCCTCCTCCACATTCTCCTCCTCCTTCTCCACCTTCTCCTCCTCATGCTTCTCCTTCATCCCTTTTTTTACCTGTTGTTGGGTTTCTATTTTTTTAAATGTTTCCTTTTTAAAATTGTTAAATTCGATACTAAGATCCATCGAGAAAGACATTAATTTATTAATATCTTTTTTTACAACATTAAATTCTTCATGTAAAGTTTTGTATACATTTTCTAAATGAATGATTTTTTCAGTTATTTCTTTATTGTTAGTTGTTTCTTCTAAAGATTTAGATTCATTATTTATTGTTATTAATGTGTGTAATTCTTCATCATGTTTTTTTAACATTAATTCATGTTTATGTAATACTCTAAGTGGATGAAACGGTTCTTTTTTTTCAGTATCCAATGAATTATTTTGATTTTGTTGAGATGTATTTTGTGTTTTAGATTGTGGAGTGGCAGAATTTGATTGAGAAATTGTTCCACTATTTGAACGACGGTTTTTTGCTGCTGATAATGCAGATGATCCACTCATTAAATAATATAAATGTTATAATTATATTTATATTTAATTATTTACGCGTATTCATTTTAATCTTAAAAGATATGACAATTTCCTAAATAATAAATAAATTCAGTAGATTTTAATCTACGGTGTTTGATATCTAACTAAGTATGTAAAATAATATACTTTTATGCGACCATCGCAACCTTAATTGCGTCATGACTTTTATAGTTATTAATTTCAAAATCTTCTACTTGATAATCATTAATATTCTCTCTAACTTCTTTAATTGAAACAGTTGGAAATGGATATGGTTCTCTTGTAATCTGTAATTTAGCGGCGTCTATTGCGTTTTCATATATATGTGAATTTCCCATAAAATGTATAAATTCATACGCTTCTAACCCACAATGTTTCGCGATAAGATGTGTTAAGAACGAATATGATGCGATATTAAAGGGAACCCCTAGTATACAATCATTGGATCTCTGGTACATACTACAACTTAACTTATTTCCGCTTACGACATTAAATTGAAAAAAATTATGACAACTTGGTAAAGCACCCTCATCGACTTGACACGGATTCCACGCAGAAACAATTAATCTTCTTGATGATCTTTGTTTAGGGTCTTTCAAACAATCAATAACATTTTGCAATTGGTCTATCCCCTTGTCTTTATAATTGGCAGCACACCCTTCGTATGAAGCATTAAAATGTCGCCATTGAAATCCATAAATAGGACCTAAATCCCCTTCTTCATAATTTAATCCTCTGGTTTTCATATACTCTTTAGTAGAATTACCATCCCATATATGAACATTCTGTTCATTCAATAATTTATTATCAGTCTTACCATTTACGAACCATAACAATTCTTTTAAACAGGTTTTCCAAGATGTTTTCTTAGTAGTTAAAATTGGAATTTTTCCGTTCTCAAGAGAAAAATGCATAGCTGCTCCATATACACATTTAGTAATACCATTTCTTCCTTTCTCATTTGTTCCCTCCTTTAAAATATCACTTAATAAATTAAGATATTGATACTCCTCATGATATTTATCATCCCTATTGCCGAACTTATACTTATTAGTTTCTAGAACATTTTTCAACATTTACTTATAAAACTTAAGTAATTTATATTTAATTTATATTTAATTATATTTAATTTCTTTTTATAAAACATATGGAGAAAGTATCTGAAACAATAAAATCAAGTAACGGCGATAATATGAATTTTTTCAGTTATGTATTTAATTTTGATGATGAAAATAAAAATAATATGATGAATATGATTCAATATACATTATTAGCGATAATTCCTGTTCTTATTACTTTAAAAGTAACCAAACATATTTTTCCAGAAGAAGATGAAACAAAAGGAAGTTTAGAAATTTTTGCTGAAAGCACCGGACAAATTATCTTAATAATATTAATGATATGGTTTACCAATAAAATAATTCATTTTATCCCTACCTACAGTGGCGAAAAATATCACAAATTTAATGAACTAAATTTTATAATTCCATTTTTAATTATTTTATCTACTATGCAAACTAAATTAGGCTCAAAACTAAATATAATGATGGACCGAACAATGAATCTTTGGAACGGCACTTCATACGGACAACCGCAAATAAATCAATCACAAGGACACAACAATAATGGTATTCGTATAACACAACCGTTAGCAGGTCAACAGTCACAACCCCAATATCATCAACCCAGTCAAGCAGATTATTTAGATAAAACGCAACTGTTACCATCAAACACACAATTAACCGCAATGCCTCAACAAAATAAACCTGATTTTAACCAAATGTATCAACAAAACCGTGAACCCGCGTTAGGTATGCAAGATATGTCTGAACCAGTTGCAGCAAATGGAGCGTTAAGCGGTATGTTTGGAGGGTCATCGTGGTAAATAATATAATAATATAATAATAAATATAATAATATAATAATATAATAATATAATAATATAATAATATAATAATTACTATATTATTATTAGTGCAATATATGGGATTAGATGTAGATGGATTATTACATGCCCTCGAAAATGAAAACAATGAATCATTTTTAGATTTAAATAAGGAAAAAATTTCTACTATAAAAAATGATATATTACAAAAACTTAATATAAAAAACGATAAATTAAAATTATTTCATAAAAAATTAAAATTATATAGATATGTAGATAACGTTCAAGATATCAATTACGGAAGTTATATTAGATGGATTTCATTAAAATATCCAAATGATATTAAATTAACAAATGGTGGTATTGTGTGTGATATGAAAAAAAAAGATGAAAGTATTATCATTATATGTAAAAACTCATTTAATCGTTTTTTTACCATAATATTAGAAGAAAGCATTATTTTCCAAAAATTAACAGGACAAGAAGAAGTTATTTTATCAGCAATGAATTATTTAAGTATATAATATAAAAAGATAAAAAGATAAAATAAAATAAAATAAAGATATTATTTTATCTTTTTTTGTGTTTTATTACTATTGTTATTAGTATTTAATATTAATCGTGGTTTTAATTTATGTGTATTTTTTTTATTTGATTTTAATTCATATATATTTTTACATGTAAATCCAAAAGTCTCTAATTGTTTTTCCTGAAAACCTATATTGTTAAATATAGAAATTGCCTTATTTTCGTTTTTCATGCTAGATATGGTATTATTCGGTTTTTCCTTTTTATTTACTTTTTTAAAACAACGGCACATTTTTTTCGATAAAATATCTTCCGCACTTTGTTGGATTTCTTTTTTGGTTAAATCATCAAATTTGATTTTATAATATTTTAATATACATTTGAAATCCTTTTGATTTAATTTCATTATAATATATAAAGTTATATTTTTATTTTATGATTAAATATAAATATAAATATAAAAATATAAATAATTATAATGGATGCGTAATAGTTCATATTATTATGAGAATAATAATGGATTATTATATATAACTCTTTTAATTTCTGCTCTTTTAATATTATGTCATTTTTTATTTTCTGATAAAAATAATATCTCTCTTTTTAGTATGTTTAATCCCAAAAAACCTATGTCAAATCTTATTTCAAACATTACAGATCCAAAAAAAATAGTTGTATTCGATTTAGATGAAACATTAGGAAGTTTTGGAGAGATAAGTATATTTTGGGATTCATTAGAATTTTTTTATGGGACAAATTTATTTAATGAATATTTTTATGATGTATTAGATATATTCCCTGAATTTCTTAGACCAGATATAATAAACATATTGAATTATTTAAAAGATAAGAAGAAAAATAAAGAATGTGACCAAATAATGATATATACAAATAACCAAGGTCCAAAAACATGGGTATATATGATACGTAATTATTTTAATGACCATATTGGATGCACTGTTTTTGATAAAATCATTGCTGCCTTTAAAATTAAAGGAAAAATTATAGAATTTAATAGAACAAGTCATAATAAAAGCATGGATGATTTAATTAATTGTACGAAAATCAAACCAAATACTGAGATATGTTTTATTGATGACCAATATCACCCATTAATGAAGCATGAAAATGTTTATTATATTAATGTAAAACCATATAATTATACGATTTCTTATCAAGAAATGGCGGAACGGTATTATGAAGCATATAAAAATAATGAAGGTGATTTATATAGAGAAAAATTAAAAAAAACGTCAAAGGAAGATTTTATAGAAAAAATAACAAACTTTATGAAACAATATAACTTTGTTGTGAAAAATAAAAATAAAGACGAAATTGATATTGATAAAATTATAAGTAAAAAAATAGTTATTCACTTAGAAGAATTTTTTAAGAAGAAATACAATCAACAAACAAGAAAACGAAAAAATGTAAAAACAAGAACTACCCGGAAAAATATATAAAATTATATAAAATAACATCTAATAATAGAGTTTTAATTTATAAATTTATCAAAAATTTGTCTTATTGAGGTAGATAATAATATTGCAATACCTGCTGAAAACGCAAATTGTTTATCATATTTATCAAAACCATTTTTTTTATTAATAAATGGATTAAATTTACCTATTAACATAATACTAATATAAACATGAAGTATATTTTCAAGTGTCTCTAAATATTGTGGAGAGACAAAAGTTATACCAATAAAAGATAATATTAAAAGAACTAAAGAAAAATCAATTATTTTTAAGAATATTTTTTTATGCCATTCTGAATTTAAAAAATTATTAATATAATCCATCATTTATAAAATATAATAATATTATATTTTATTATATTTTATTATTTTAATTTCCTTCATTATTAAAAGACAATTTATTTATTTAGCATAATTAAATTGTCTTTTAATAATATACTATGAATACTATGAATACTATGAATACTATGAATAATGAAATGTATGGTGTTGTAGATGGATTATATTATTGTAACATGAATAGAACAAATGAATTAAATGAGAGAATTTCTTCAAGAAATGTACCATCGAACCCATTGCAACCACAATTTAGTTGTCGTCCTGTATCTACAAAATATGAAATACTACCTATTTTTGATCGTAGACAATTACCAACAGTGGCGATACAACGCCAACCAACATTTAATATGGCAACAACATTTAATCCAGGAACCGCATATGGTCCATGGAGTGGGTTCGCCGCAAATGTTAATGATGAGTCCACGTTAAGAAACCAGTTTTTTGCGATTCAAAAAAACCCAGAAGCATATTACGTACCCTCATCAACAAGTGATATGTATCAGGTTCATGTAAATAAAGGAGCACAGTTAAATCAACCATTCCCCAATTTATTTAGGAAACAACAATTTGAAAAATTTAACCCAAATGAATGCGATATTGGCAAAAACATTTTTGATAACTTTACAAGACAGCAAGTAAAAGATTTAGATTAAATTATAATTATTCAATTAAATTATAATTATTCAATTAAATTATAATTATTCAATTAAATTATAATTATTCAATTAAATTATAATTTATATACAATGAATTCTCTACCAAAAAATGAATTAGAAAAAAATGCTATATTAGAATATTTAACAAATCCGGTATATTATAATTCAGTAAAAAAAACCAATAATAAGATAAATAACAAAAATAATAAAGAAGATATAAGGTTTTATAGAAAACGAATAATATCATTAACAAAAGAGATGTTTAAGGGTGTTTTCCCAAATGAAACACTGAAAAAAATATATGAAAATTATACAAATTCTATTATATCTCATTTTAAAATAATAGACACAAAAGATATTCTTCAAGATGAATATAAATTAATTAATAATGAAAATACCCATAATTTAGAAGATATGAATAATGACAACTCTTCTATTTCACATATAGAAGAATATAATACAATCGGAGAAGCAAATAACAATATAATGAAAAAAATAGTAATTTTACCTAATTTAGATAATTATGTTATAAAAAAAAAGACTAAAAAAGAGAATGAACTCGTGTTGCCGATTAAAAAAGATATTAATCTTCATTGTCCTACATTAAAAACAAAAGGACTAGTTAAAAAGGATAAAAATGATAAAAAGGATATTACTATAAACATTTAATTAAAATATAATTAAATATTAGCGATAACTATGAAAGGCAATAATGACGATAATCACGATAATGAGGAGCATAATAATGATGACGCAAATTTTAATAAATTGCAATGTGCGCCAGGCAAAGAGAATAAACCATATACTTGTTATAAAACCGAAACATTAATAATTATGCGTGATAATTGGAATAGTCGTCATCCAGATTTAAAAATAGAAACAGAAGATCCAATGGAAATATGGGAAAATTTAAAAATAAATATGGAAGATGTATGTAGTAATGAGTCGTGCTGGTTAAGACAAAAATTTATGGAAAATAGTGATAATAATGAATTGTTAAGTTATACTTTTGCACCCAAATCGCCAAAAACTTGGTTAAAAAATCCAAATGAATGGTTGAGTAGTTTAGATATTGAAAGGGTAATGAAACAATATGAAAAAGAATATAAAAATTTTGATTTTATTGGACCTTCGCCTATCGATTTTGATACGCACTTGTTAAACAATGAATGCGTATGGGAAGAATTATGTAAATTTACTCTTAAAAAACATTTAAGACGTGGAAAACAAAAAATAGGAATAATATTTAATACTGATCCCCATTATAAAGATGGTTCGCATTGGATTTCTCTTTTTATAAATATTCAAAAAAATAATAATTATATTTTCTTTTTTGATAGTAACGGAGATAAAGCGCCAAAAGAAATAAAGAAATTGTGTGAGAGAATACTTCAAGAAGGAATAGAAGAATTAGGAATAGAAAAATTTAAATTTTATGAAAATAGTAAATCTCATCAACGTAGTAATACAGAATGTGGGATGTATTCTTTATATTTGATTATAGAGTTGCTTACTGAAAATCATACAATAGAACATTTTATGAATACATGGATAAAAGATGTGACAGTAGAAAGTTTTAGAAAAAAGTATTTTAATTAAATAATAATAATATATTGATTTTTTGTATTATTGTTTATAGTTTAATATAATATAAAAATATAAAAATATAAAAATATAAAATGGCAACAAAAATAGAAGAATTTAATACAGCAAATAATAAAGGTTATTTATGGAATTTAATGAACGAACATGGTATATTTGATGGTGTATCTAATACTTATATATCAACTATAAAAAATGATTTGGATAATCAAATAAATTTAATAAAATCTAGAATGAATAATAATGATAATTTAATTAGTTTAAATAAAAAGGTGATTACAATTATGGTTCAAATAATAAATAATTATAAAGAAAATAAAGTTGTTAATGATATGCAAATTGCTAGTAACACGCCTAATACACACGAAGAGATTAAATTAGAAAAACAAACAAAATTTCAAAATAATTTAATTACAAAACAATATGAATTTAGTAGTTTAATTTTAAAACCTAAACCAGATACAATTGATTTTTCAGATAAACCAAATGCCGAATTTGACGAACCCATTGGAAATGAAATGGAACAAAAATTAGCAGAAACTATTGCTTGGCGTGAAAAACAATTAAATATGGTTTTAAATATACAAGATAAAAAAGAAGCGAATCAGTGGATTAATAAGGATAATTCAAACGAACAAAATAATATAATAAGAGATACTACAATACATTCAAATAAAATAAAACATCTTAAAATAGAAAATGATACATTCTTAGAAGATAAAGGCATTATTAACCTATCATCAAATAATAAAAAAAAGGTTTCATTTTCATCAGATTCATCACATGATAATAATACTAATAATTTTCTTTCATTATTAAAGAAAAAAACAATCATATATAATAAAGAAACACAAACCGGTGATAGTATTATAAATGATACTGAGAATACTGAGAATACTGAGAATACTGAGAATACTGAGAATACTGAGAATACTGAGAATACTAATATAACTGATATTTCTTATATTAAAAATGAAATGAATGAAATAAAACAATTATTATTTCAAATAACAGAAAACTATAATAATTTATTATTATCATTAGCATCTAAAGTAACGTCATATCAAGACCCAATACTAGAAAAATAAATAATTTTAATTATTTAAAATTTATTTTTTGATGGAAAAGGTAATTCGTTCAACCATTTTTCTGATTTTTTATCTAATCCAATTGCTTTACAACAATTTTCTTTTTTAATTAAAAAAGTTTCCCCTCCGTGAACTTCTATAATTCGTGTATTCGGTGTAAAATAAATAGGTTTGCTCGAATTACTCATCCATAGTCCATTATCATTTTGTTTTGAACCTCTAACTGACTTATTAGTAATAATCCAATCAAATAATTCAACTATTCTTTGCATCTTATTTATTTAACAACTAAATAAACGTATATTCTTATTGATATATTATATTAATAAGAATATCTTTATATTATTATACATTTAATTATTCTTCAATTTCTCTCATTATCTTTATA